AAGAAAGATAGCACCAATGGAGAAAAAGAAGCCCGCCCCTGACGGGGCGGGGAAGGAGGTAAGTGGGGTGAAGATCATCATTGAGGCTGATTCTAAAGAAATTGCTGACCTCGTACTTACACTACAAAGCCAGCAGAATCAAGATGAAATTGCTAAGAACTATACGATAGATATCTTTGGAAACAAATACCTCGATTACGAAAGTGGGGGCCGGGGATGTTCCAATGGATAGCTTTAGCTTTTGCGGCGCTTGAAGCAGGGTACATATTTATTTGTTGGTTCTTTGATGAGGAAATAAATGCGACAACGGTTTTTGTGCTTTCCGCAATAACGATTTTTTGGATAGCAATGCATTTCCTTGTTTCATAAATTTAATGGAGCACAACAAAAAGCGCCCCGGCCAGTGCACCACCACCGACCAGGGCATGACACCACGTAACGCAGCTACGAGGTATCGGAGACAGTATATCACATCCTCCGGCCTCTGGCAAGATTGGAGGATTTTTTATGCTCAACAAAAAAAGCGAGGCGCAGGAAATTGAGAACTGCGCCAATAACTTGAACCACACCATGGACAGGCTTTGTCTGGCATGGAAAGGACGGAAATGGGAGGAGGCCCATATGGACTACACGTTTGAAGATTACCGCAAGGCGCTGGAGGGGGCCGGGCCTAAGCTGAAAGAGCTTGTGCTTGACCGGGCGGCGCACGACCCTACGATTGATTTCCCGGAACTGAAAGCCCTTGTCGATTTTGCGTATCCAGAGGGGGCGTAAAGACATGGAGGACAAGATACTCCTGACCATCAAAGAGGCGTCGCAGCTGACCGGAATCGGCATAAGCAAATTCTACGAATTGTCCAGGCGAGCAGATTTCCCAGCCATACAGATAGGAACCAGAAAGAAGTTGGTGCTCCGCCATAAACTCGAAGAATGGTTGGAAAAGACGTTTTCTGGTGGAATCGATATCAACTGACAGGAGGAAAAGACATGAGCAAGACCCGAAATGAGCGCCGCCGGGCCCGGCGGGAGGCTGTGAGTGCAGCAGTGTTTGCCGCCTGCATCATGATAGCCTGCGGGCTGCCGAACTGGGTGGAGTGGCTGCTATGAACCGCTATCTGATTACGAGCGTTGTGGCTCTGTTTCTCTTGCTGGCGCTGGTTGCACTAGTTGAAATCATCTGGAACCAGGAGCCAGAGCAACCGGCCGTTGAGACCCTGGCGGCAACCACCACCCCGTCCCCCACGCCAACCGGCCCGCTCACCATCCAGATCACCGGCCTGGAGGGCGCGGAGAGCATCGACGACGTGTGGGCGGCCATCACTATCCCGGAGCAATAAAAAGCGCCGCTCCCCGGTGTGCGAGACCGAAGAGCGGCAAGGAAAACGATATATACCCTTATTATCAGGGAAAGGAGCTGATTTGTCAATGGGGATTACACAGGAAACGCGCCGCGAGGCGTATCAGGATATCCAGATGGCGGCCAGCAACCGCCGCAGGCTGATCTACACCACCCTGCGGGAGCGGGGGCCGATGACGGCGGAGGAGCTGGCGGACACCCTCGGATTTGTTGACAAGAACGCTGTCCGGCCCCGCCTCACGGAGCTGAAGGCCCTGCGGCTGGTCAGCGTCATTGATAGGCGCAAGGCCAGGAGCGGGAAGAAAACCGCGGTCTGGGCCGCGCTGGAGGAGGGGAAGAAGGCATGATTTGCACAAACCCGTTATGTGACACGCAGGAGAAGGCTCCAACAGGCTATTGCGCCCGGTGTGGGGCTGACCTGTACTCCTATGACACCGGCGCTATCTGTACTGAGTGCCAGGAGGAAATCAAGGCCCCGGAAACGGTTGTGGAGTATGCGGAGGCATGGCCCAGGAAGTGGTTCAAGTTCATGTGGGATATCATCAATGAGGACTACATGAAGCCGGTGCTCCAGCAGTTTAAGGAATACTGCGAGGGCGGCGACGCGGATGGCCCCGACTTTGAAAGCTGGGCGGAAAGCTGATGGCGACCTTACTATTTTTTGACCAGGGGCACAAGTACACCCTGGACGGGGTGGAGCTGCCCAGCGTCACCACGATTACTCGATTTCTTTCCTACGATTACAAGTCCGCTTCCCCCTGGCTGGCGCAGACGGCCGCCCGCCGCGGCTCCGATGTTCACGCCGCCTGCGCCATGCTGGATTATGGAGAGGAGCCGGAGACGGATCCGGAGATTTCCGGGTATCTCAAGGCATATCTCCGATTCCTCATGGATTATCAGCCGGACTGGGAGGGAATTGAGACGCCCCTGTATGACCCAGGCATGCTCTTCGCAGGGACGCCAGATCGCTGGGGGCACATCAACGGTCGCCGCGTCCTGGTGGATATCAAGACCGGCGTCGTTCACCGCCACGCTGTATCCGCGCAGTTGGCCGGATATGAGCTTCTTATCGGCGGATTTGCCCCAGAAGAGACCTACGCCTTGAGACTGGACAAGTCCGGGGTGTACGAACTCATCCCTATCCGGGCGGACGCAGACCTGTTCCTGTGGTGCTTCAACATCCACCGCGCATTGAAGAGGAGGATATGATGAACGAACTCACGTTATATTCCTACGATGCCGCCCCTATGGCGGTCGAGCGAAAGCCCCGCACCGGGGATTATACCATCTCCGTCTTTGGCGGCCCCCCGTCCACACTCCGCCGAGGCGTGGATTTTGGCATGATCCGCCGGAAGGATGGCAGCGCACAGACCAAGCACCCAACTCTATTCAAGTCTGGCGCTGAAAAGGTGGCTGTGGCCTATGGCCTCTGCCAGAGGTACCACTTGGAGAGCAAGGTTGAGGATCACAGCGAAGGCTTCTTCTTTTACTGCGTCCGATGCGATCTGGTGAAGATCGTAGACGGCCAGGAGTACACGATTACATCCAGCTACGGCTCCGCCAATACAAGAGAGGGACGGAACGGCCGCCAGTCCCCTTACGACGGAGCCAACAGCGCCATTAAGATGGCTCAGAAGCGCGCTCTGGTGTCCGCAGCCCTGTCTCTTGGCTGCATGTCGGACAGCTTCACGCAGGACATTGAGAGTGACACAGAGGAGGCCGGCGTCTACTTCAACAACCAGAACCCGGATGCACCCATTACGGCGGCCCAAGTGAAGTTCTTTTACACCGCCGCCGGCCGACATGGCCTGACCAAAGCTGATGCCAAGTCTCTTCTGAGGCGGCATGGCTGCGCCAGCGCCAAGGACATCCGAGCCAAGGATTTTGACGCAATCCTTGCCGACTTGGATGGAGGCGGGAACGGTGAGGTGGAGGGAAACAATGCTCAATAGAATCATTCTCATGGGCCGCCTGACCCGCGATCCCGAGCTGCGCCAGACGCAGAGCGGGGCGTCTGTGGCAAACTTCTCCCTGGCGGTGGATCGGGACTTCAAGGACAAGCAGACCGGGGAGAAAACCACGGACTTCATCGACATCGTGGCTTGGCGCAGCTCCGCCGAATTTGTCTCCCGCTACTTCGCCAAGGGCCGCATGGCCGTGGTGGAGGGCCGGTTGCAGCTCCGGGACTGGACGGACAGAGACGGCAACAAGCGCCGCACCGCCGAAGTACTGGCCGAGCATGTCTACTTCGGCGACTCCAAGCGGGACGCGGAAGGCGGTGCGGAATCCGGCGGAGCCTATACACCGCCCCCGGCGGAACCGGGGTCTGGTGGGGCGGAGTTCGAAGAGCTGACGGATGATGACGGAGAGCTGCCATTTTAATCTACAACGCTTCCAGGCGTATCGGCCATAAGAGCCAGGGCGAACAGGGATAGACGGCGGGGTGTGCCCCGTGCAGTATTCCGACGACCGCCCCCCTTCTGCCCCCCTTCCTCTTTCCCCCACACCCCCTATCTCTATCCCCCTATTATCCCCCCGTTCCTCCTCCTTCTCATGAGAGAATGGCGGTAATTTGGAGGAGAAGAAGGCTTCTATCGGTAGACTTCCGGTAGAAGTACAGGAAGGACGTGATATTTTGACCCGTGAGGACACGGACAAGCTGTTCGAGCTATTTGCTTTCTACCGGCCTAAAGACCCTCGCCTCAGGGACAATGCTTTGCGGGCTGTTTGGGCGCTGACGCTGGCCCCTTACTCTGTGGACGATGTGCGGGAGGCGGTGGTGAGCTATTTTCGGACACAAAAATACTGGCCTGACCCGACCGATATCTCCTCACGATGCCCGCAGCCGGAGACGCCGAAAACACAAAGTTTGCCGACTCCAACCGCCCGTTACAGAGACCCTGCGGTGGAGGCCCTGCGGGAGCGGTGGCAGGAGCTGCGCCGTCAGCGCCGGGCCGCCGGGGTGCCGGACACTTGGGAAGAGGCCCAAAAGGCAGGGCTGACCTGGGCGGCCTGGATGAATATGCTTGACGAAAGGGGTTTTGCCCTGTGAATAAATACGGCAACAAGAAGGCCGTGCGAAACGGCATTATCTTCGACAGCCAGAAGGAGGCCGCACGGTATGACCAGCTCATGCTCCGGCTTTGTGCCGGAGAGATTCGGGATCTGAAGCTCCAGCCGGAGTTCACACTCCAGGAGGCGTTCACGACACCGCTGGGCGAGCGTGTTCGGGCCATCAAGTACCGGGCCGACTTTGCATATGAGCGGCCTACAGAGCCGGATTGCACGGGCGCCGTCCACTGGCTGCCTGTGGTGGAAGATGTGAAGGGCTTCCGAACCAAGGAATATGAGCTAAAGAAAAAGCTCATGGCCGGGCGCGGAATCCATGTGGTGGAGGTGTAGGGCATGGACAAGCACTGTGCTAACTGCATCTACAGGTGCTATATCACCGCCGGGCTGTACTGCTGCGACTACATAGGCTGTACCGGGCATGCACGCTCTTTGATCTGCCCGCCGGGCGCACGCTGCACAGAGAAAAAGACAGTTCAACGCACCCCGCCGAATCCAAACGGGAGGCCAAAGGCTGTATTTGACGAGGCAACATGTATGCAACTGTACCAGAAGGGCATGAGCGATATCAAGATTGGGAAGCACTTTGGCTTATCAAAAAATCCAATCGCCGCATGGAGGGCTCGGAATAACCTGCCATCAAACAGTAGGTCTCCGCAAGCCAGGATGGCATTTCTCAATGGCCGCTGATAAAGGAGGAACCGAACGATGGACGATAAGACGCGCGCCCTGCTGGGCGACCACGAAGCGGCCAAGCGCCTGACGGATGCGGGGGTGCTGCTGCCGTGTCCATTCTGTAAGGGAGAAGTGCGGAGAGTAATTGGTTTTGGTGGCCTGAATTTTTTCAGGTGCAGAAAGTGCGGGGCGGTGGTGAGCTTTGACAACGACTATTTCAATGAGCACCCGAATGAAGCCTGCCTCGCCTGGAACACCCGCGCGCCGATTCTGAGCGCGGAGGAATTGCAGAGATTGGAGGCGCTGAACGATGGTAAGGGCGATTAAACCTTGCCCGTATTGTGGAGGAGAGGCCAAAGTCAGACGGGTTGGACGGTGGAGACTGCGATTCTCCGTTTTTTGCTCCCGCTGCGATAAATCAACTATACCTGGTTCGGCCTGGAAGCTCACAAAACTTGGAGCGATAAGAGAATGGGACAGTAGGTGGTTGCCCTGCGGGAAGGAGAAAACGGATGGGATGGATACGTAGAGAAACCGAAAAGGGTACAACTCAATATATCTGCCCGAATTGCCACGATTACCATGAGTTCCGAGAGGACTTCGGGGAGCAAACGTTCAACGAAAATTTTGTTTTCTGTCGCCGCTGCGGAGCAAGAAACGGAACAGGCACTGCGCCCCCCCCTCACCCCGCCGGAGGTGTCGCCATGAGACACCAATATACCCGCGCAGAGCTGGAATCCATCACCCAGGAGACCGCAATCTACATTGAGGGAGCAGGGATAGCCCAGCTCCAATGGGGCGGCCTGGAGATTGCAGAAGGGTGCAGGGATGGATATCTGTACTGCAAGCACATCAAGCCGTTTGCAATGGAGTTGTATAATAGGTACTGGACGGCCTGGGATGGGCCGCCGGAGGAGGAAATCTGATGGACATTGAGAAGCTGATTGAGCGGTTGCGCACCGACAGCCTATATGCTGATAAGGCGACACTGGAAATCATGGACTTGTGCATGGAGGCAGCTGACGCCCTCTCCACGCTCCAGGCCGAAAACGAGAAGCTGCGGGCCGAGCTAGACGACTTGCGCATACAGTGGGATATGTACGGCGGGGACGTGGGGATTACTGCCGTATACGAGGAGCTGGAGCAGGTGAAACAGGAGAGGGATGCGGCGGTCGGCGACATGGAGGCACTGATGTGGTACAGCGGAGAAGGTTGCCAGATTTGTGCCAATGCCGTTGAGGTACACAAAAGGCCGTATGTCCGATTGGATTGTAAACTGGGGTCGGGGATTGATTGCAAGCCGAAATGGCGCGGCCAGAAGGAGGGCTGACATGAAGCGGCTGACATACTTTGACGGCGGGAAATGGCGGCTCAAAATTGGCGACACAGAGTACAGCGGAGAAGTCGCAGACCGCCTCGCCGCCTATGAGGAGACTGGCTTGGAGCCGGAGGACTTCAAACAAACATTTAGTGAGGATACTATTTTGAAGTTGGCTGGGCAAGCCCTTGGCATAACGCCTGACCGCCTCCGCGAACTCAAGCAGGCCGGCGATGAAGGGCGGTGCATGGTGCTGCCATTCAAGCCTCCGAGATGGGTGTATATGTGCAGTGCGCGATTCCCCAAACCGGCAAAAGCCCATTATGCAAGCGCCATCAATGTGTTACAGGATATGGACAACGGGTGTGTATTTGGGGACACCCCAAAAGAAGCCGAGGCCGCACTACGGAGGGAGCAGGAAAAGGAGAAGGAGGACGAGTATGAGACTAGTTGATGCGGATAATGCACGAGAGTGCTTTGGTGGTGATGGGGTGACTGGAGCCGTCATGCAGCGGATGTTTGATAGCCTGCCCACCATCGACGCTGTGCCTGTGGTAAGGTGCCGGGAGTGCCAGCACTGCAAAGAAACAGTGGATTATAAAGGCCCTGGACTGTTTTGCTCAATCTGGGGTAGAGAATGGCAACGAGTACAACCAGACGATTTCTGCTCCTACGGCCAGAGAAAGGAGGCCGACCATGAGTAGCCTGATATTTATGGACGCTGAGGGCGTGGAGATATTTTCTACTGTCCCTCCTGTGGCTGGAAGGGGAAAATAAAGGGCGCCGAAAATGACATGAAATTTATCGAGGAATATATTCGGTTTTGTATGGAACGGGATAGGAGGGCCGCCCATGAAGTTTCGGAATCCTGAGACAGGGGAAGTATTTGAAACTCATTGTGACACGTGTGGGGCAGGAAGCTCTGGCTGTAAGCTGGTTTGGAAAAATGTCTCATGCGGACGACTAAAAGAAAATCCCCACGACGCCGCCCGCCTGATGGGCTACGAGGTGTTGGAGGATACATCAACTGATACATTAACTGGTCGTGGGGATGCATTAACTGAAAATGAGGATACATTAACCAAGGAGACCAACATAGACCATTTTCGTGATCTCACGAAAATGGTACGGAGGACGGCCAACATGGCCAATGCGGTGGAAGGTATGTGCTGCGACTGTGCTTACGGCGGCCCCTGCTGCGCTTGGGACGAAAACGAGGATTGCCAACACAAGAAAGAGAACGGCACTTGCTGGGTGCCATACACAAAGGGGGAGGCCAACCTGGACGAAGCCATCGAAAAGTACCTGAAAATCAAGGAGGAGGACAACAAGTGAATAAACCAAGAATTGCGCAGGTGCTGGGTGTTGAGGTAGGCGAAGAATTTACATACGATTTCGGCGCAAATCAGGTAAATAGAGGCGCCTTCAAGATTGGAGCAGACGGGAAGCGATATTATAAGACGGGAGATCTCTGGAACCCTTGCTACAATGAGGATGATTTGGCTGTAATTATCAACCACCCAGACCGCATCATCCGCAAGTCAAAGCAGGAGCAGGAAGAAAAGAAAGCGGATAAGCCATTGAAGGATTGGACGCTGGGGGACGTAAAAATGGAATGCGCCTCTCATGACGACTGCGAAGGATGCCACTTCCATGGCAGTGCATTTTGCGATCAACGCGGCGTACTTTGCCCTGATGAATGGGACTTGTCCGAAAAGCCCCGCTTCACAAGGCAGGAGGTGGAGAGGGCGAAGGCTATCAAGATGATATATCCCAATGCGTATCGCCTAGAAAGTAGTGATGTGTTTGTGCGAGTATGGGGTAAAGAAGAAATCCTTTTGGCTCACGCAGAGGTTGACCTGTTCCCCTCCCTCTGCCCCGGCCAGCCTGTCGAGCTGGACGAAATCATCGGAGGTGCGAAATGAACGCTGTATTAGCCAACGTCAGGCAACTGGTGGACGTTGAGCTGGCTGCCGCCAATGAGCGGTTTCCGCAGTTCCACAGCCAGCATGAGGGGTGGGCGGTGCTAAAAGAAGAAGCAGAAGAGGCCGAAGAAGAGGTAAGCAAGATGAAACTACTCTTGGAGTGTGCTTGGGGAAATATCACAAGTGACCTTCCGGCCAATGAAGATATTAGATGCTTAAAACAAAACGCCATCAACGCAGCCTGCGAGGCCATTCAGGCTGCGGCCATGTGCCAGAAGTTTTTGGATATGGAGGGCTCCATCCACGACGGGGAGGGCGGACAATGAAGTGCGAGAAATGCGGAAAGGAAATCGGGCATCTGTTGGTTGATACTTTCCTCTATGATGGGAGCGACACCGACATTGAACAGCCCATCATTGAATGTGAACACAACGCCGCCTACATCGAAACTACGCAGAATTGGACAGGATATGATCTGTCAGAGGAAGAAATGCTCGAAACGATAACCTGCCCGCACTGCAAACAGTTCCCATTCAAGAGCAAAGAGATACAGGTCTATGATGTGGTGCGGGTGGTCTGCTTCAAGACGGAGGAGGGCGGACAGCATGAGGAGTGATAGCCCTTGAACGAGTTCCCGGAGAGGCTGAGAAGGTTAAGAGAAGAGAAAAGACCAGTCAAAAGCATGGTGACGGTTTCGGAGCTATGCGGGCTACCGAGTGGTGCGGTAAGAAAGTATGAGCGTGGGGAGGCGCGTCCTAATATGGCGGCCTTGATTGCGTTGGCTGACTACTATGAGGTAAGTTTGGACTACTTAACCGGACGAACAAATTTCAGGTAAAATTTTTTAAATTGTCCTTTTTTGGACAGCAAAGAAAGAATCTTACTTTAAAATGGGAGTGTGGGAGCGTGTGCCCCTGCGCTCCCATTCCCCTTCCTCCTTCACACGGATGGGGTGGCGTCGGTGCATCTGCCGCCACCCCCTCTGTGTGCAATATGCCGCCGGTCGAACAGCCACCCCACGATCCGGGGCTTAGGGGTCGCACCCCTCTGGCGGCGAATGACGGTGGAAAGACACTATACTGGCGAATCGGGGTCGCGTATCTTGCCAGTGAAATCACCAGCGGCCTGCCAGTAGCCATAACTGGCTGACTCCGGGTGGAATGGCAGCCTTTGAGAGTCAAAAACGCGCTATCCCGCTGAAAACTACCTGTTGTGGCGTGACAATCTAAGCGGGAAGCGTACATAAACGGCCAGATAGCTCAATGGCAGAGCGGGCGGCTTTGACCCGCAGGATAGTGGTTCGACTCCACAGCTGGCTACCAGAATTGCGGCGTATCTCTCCGGAGTACGCTTGCCGGGGCGGATGCGTCCAAACCGGCTATATGTTGCCCCGCAGTTGCAGGAGACGGGGGAGGCACCAATGAGAGGAAACGCATGGCGGGATATTCCCCCGCCGCCTCTCCAATCAAATCGAAAGGAGACCTCTCACATGAACGAAATGAAGCTCTTTGAAAACCCTGAATTTGGGGCGATCCGGACGGTTGAAGTAGGCGGAGAGCCCTGGCTGGTGGGTAAAGACGTGGCTCAGGCGCTGGGGTACAGCGACACGTCCGACGCACTAAAGAGGCATGTTGACCCGGAGGATAAGCTGACCCGGCGTTTCGCCGACTCAGGTCAGAGCCGAGAAATGTATATCATCAACGAGAGCGGCCTGTACTCTCTGGTGCTGTCCAGTAAACTACCGGGGGCGAAGAAGTTCCGCCGGTGGGTCACGGCGGAGGTGCTGCCAAGCATCCGCAGACATGGCCTATATGCGGTTGACCAGTTGATCGAAAATCCTGACCTCGCAATCCAGGCGTTTTCTGCTCTAAAGGAGGAGCGGGAGAAGCGAAAAGTTTTGGAGGCGGAGAAGGAGACTAACCGACCGAAGGTGCTGTTTGCGGACTCCGTGGCTGCCTCCAATACATCCATACTGGTTGGAGAGCTGGCAAAGCTCCTCAAACAGAATGGGGTGGACACTGGGCAGAACCGTCTCTTTGACTGGATGCGGAACAACGGATATCTGATCCGCAGAGAGGGCACGGATTACAACATGCCCACACAGCGCTCGATGGAATTGGGCCTGTTTGAAATCAAGGAGACCAGCGTCACCCATGCCGATGGGCACATTACAGTCAACAAGACCCCGAAGGTGACGGGGAAGGGACAGCAGTTTTTTATCAACATGTTTCTAGGTTAACAACCCACACGGGTGTATCGCTTAACAGACTGTGACGGCTGGCCGTATCCGAGCCAGTGCTCGACAGTAGGCGGCGAAAAGCATTTAAAAGCATTTAAAAGCATTTCAAAAGCAAAACGAAAGCAAGGGAGAGAGAAAGAAAAGGTCCCCCTCTTGATGGCCCCCTTTATCCCCCCTCTCCCTTCCCCCCGAT